GCAGCATAGTGTACCACCATATCCTGAATATAACCAGTAAAAAGGCTAAGGTAATTACCAGAAAGACTAGCAGATTCAATATCTGCTGATATCTTATTAAACAGCTTTGTTCCTAGTATATTTTGTATGTGTATGTCCTGTGCAATTTTAATAAATTGAACCATTTGGTCTCTATCAACATTGCCGTTAATGCCTGTGCGCTTGATTACATCAGCAGGGCTAACGAATAATACTTGTGCCATTATATACCGCCTTGTATGTCCTTACTGGAAGGAGGGTTAATAAATCCTTTGTTCTTCATATTGCTAGGCGTAACAGCAACCTTAGGGTCGTTAGCCTCTGGTCTAAAACCTTTGCCCCTAGCCTTTGTAGTGCTAATGGTTTGTGCATTAGGTGAGGTAACATCTGGCTTAACACCACCCTTACTCATGTAGGTTCTGCGTATCCACTTATGCTTACATCTAGCACCACCCTTATAAAGCCATATTGAGTAGGTATCGGCACCTGAAGGGCCGAAGCCTTGATTTACTGCTTGGTTATCCATACGGATAATATCCTCCTTGCGGTAAAGCTTACCTGCACCCATCATCTTACTGCAAAACTCACGCTGTGGGTTATTGCTTCCTGAATACTTGTAACGCACTAAGAATTTAGTACCCTCTACATTCTCCCCATCCTGCTCACTCTTAGCATTAGGGCGTGCAGTGCCAGTTGAGGCAAAGCCCATCATTTTATCTAACGCTTCCTCCTGCTCATAATCAACATCACGCTCATCAACAAGCTCCCACTCCTCAAGGTTCTCATCCTCGCCAAGTGCAATAAGGTCATCAGCAATACTATCATATCCCTCAGGCATTTCACTGGACATCTTAACCCCAGTTTCCTCCTCAATTACCTCAGCATCTGTAACCTCCTCTGTATCCGTAAATTCAATAGGGGTTAGTGTTTTGAAGTATAGGCTTAAGGATACATTGTTAAAGCCTAGTATCTTATCAATTGCATCAATCACCTGCTCCTGCTTAGGGCGGATAACGCTATTATCAAACAAGGTAAATGCCGTTTTAATCTCATCAGCATTATTACCTAACCCTGTTTGGTCTTTAACACCAAATAACATAGGGCTGGTAATGCGGTGGCCTACCAATACCTTTTGCTGGCTCTCACGGCTCAGGAATTCATATTGTGCTGATGCCTCGCTAAGTTGTACTGGCTCAATGCTGGCTGCGCTATCGCTGCTATCGTTGAAGGCCAATATAAACTTACCTGCACTGCTGCTGCCTGACCACTTTTGTTTTATCTGTGATTCAATAATATCACGCTCCTCCTCTGGTGGTACGCCATTATTAAAGTTCACAATCATAGAAGGCGCTAGGCCGTTCTTAATGTTGTTGATGTGGTAGTTAGCTATCTCACCCTCTAACTCAGCATATGGCAAAGCGCCTTGATAATCAACAGGGCTGTAATAATAGCTACCACTGCGATATGGTCTAAAGTAAAGTATCTCAACTTTATCTCCTTGAGCACCAAAGCCAAAGGCTGGGATGCGTTCAACACCTTTCTTACTGCGTACCTCACTCCAATCATAAGCATAATAATAAGCCTCTACCTCGCCCTCTGCGTTGCACTTCTCAGCACGCAAAGTCTCTACAGGCATATGGTATACCTCAACAATCTTGCTTTTATCCTTGTTATAAATAACTTGGAAAGCACCATTGCCTAGCATATAGTAATCGTTGATTACCTTCTTTAACTCGCTATCCTTAATAAGCTTCTTAAGCTGTAAATACCCCTGAGGGTTTTTAGCGCTATCTGTAGCATCAATGCCCTTGCCAAACACCATATCAATAACACCAGAAATAACAGCGTTATTGGTTGGGCTACCATTGTAACGGCTTATCAAATAATTAAAGTAATCATTGTCCTCACCATACTCTACCCAGCCTTTGCGAGCATTCTCACTTACTACTGGTGATGTGTAGCTTGACAGCTGCACAAACTTAAAATTATTCGCCATATACTATAAATTCATTATCCATTGTGCGGTCTGTAGTAGTTAGCTTAGGTTGGTATGTGCCTACTACTGCACCTGCTGGCATAATATACATCTTATCCTGAGATAGTAACTTAACCTTACCTGCTTCCCAAAGCTTTACCACATAAAAGCTTTCAGCCGACAAGTTACTCACATCATACGAGAAAGTCAATACCTTCCTGAAATCATCATAGGTTCCACTGACAGCCGCATCATATGCGGTCTTGCGCTCATCCTCCGATACAACTTGTAGTTCAAAAGACTCTGTAGTAAAGTCCCTTAAAAACATCTTAATAGTTGCCGTTGTATTTTCTTCTACAATTATCATATAATTATAAAACCCATTTCAATAACAATGGTTATATTTGCACTTCATTGCTCTCGCAGGTGAAACTCCTGCAAAAAAGAAAAGCCCTTCCAGTTATGGAGGGGCTTTCTTAATTAAGGGCTAAACTATTGTTTAGATATCGCTGATATTACTAGCATCTGCAGTAATCGTAGCATCAACAAAGTTTGCTGGTATTTTCTCCTGAGCAGTAAAGGTTAGGGTGTAACCTGAAAGGTCTCCCATAGCCGCTCCAGTAACGATAGTACCACCTGTTACCTCTGAGCCGTACTCTAGGCCCATCATAAACTTATTTCCGTTGTTATCCTCTACCACTACATGTGGGCGAGCATAAGCAAGCAACTTCACCTCTTGGTGTGTTTGCTTAGACATTTTCTTGAAAGTCAAGTTAAGTGTCTGCTCAACGAATGTTGTTCCATTCTCACGACTGCTGTTAATTGCCTGCTCAAAGCTAGAGTTTCCTTTTACTTCAAACTTAAACCATGAAGGCGTTCCGCCAATGGTATCAATCACATCAGTATCCGTTGCATCGTAGGTGATAGCACCTAGCGAGTCAAAGTCTGCAAAGTATACAGCGGTGATACCACCAACTACATCCTTACAGGGTTCTGTTCTTCCTTTTGTTAAAGCACAAGCCATATTCTATAAGTATAAAAAAAGGGCAGACAAGCACTAGCCTACCTGCCCCTTTAAGTTAATCAATCTACTTCTTATGCGTAGTAAACGATGTCAGCACCGATACCAATCTGCACACCTGCAGTGTAGCGCATAACTACACGAACATTCTTGCTTCCATCAAGGTCAGCCATGTCCAAAATTTTGACTTCATTAGAGTCAGCTAACAAACCTGTACCAAAGAACAAGTTAGATTTTTGAGCAGCTACCATAGTGTTGTCAGCCATACCTGAAGCAACAAAGATTTTAACGCCATCAAACGCTAAGTCTTGGTTGTTGAACCAAGTAGTACCCTCGTTACGAACACCATTAGCACCTAGACCTGAAGCACCAAATCCACCAAGAGCACGAACATAAGCACGAGCAACATTGCTTGCAACATAGATGTATAAGTCCTCTTTTCCGTATACTGAAGTTGGGATAGCATCAACTACTTTACCCATCTCAGTGATAACATTAGCAGCAGTAACAGAAGTACCTGTAACATCTACTACATCGCCATCAGCAGCCAATAAAGCACCAAAGCCATTGAACTCACCTGCATTAGCAGTAGCACCTGTCCAGATAGTTTGCTCAGTTTTCTGTGCAACCTTAGCAGCAACATGACCAATCAAGAAATCAGCAAAGTTACTTGGTAACTCATCAAATGCAGAGTAGCCCATTGAGATTGCTTCCCAGTCGCTTGCAAAGTCAGACTTACACAATTCAAGGTTCACTTGAAATTCCTCAGGCTGAAGAATTTTCTCAGCCAATGTGATTGTAGATGTATCGCTAAAGTCGCAAGTAGCATCCTTTACAATAGCGTCAGTAGAAAGAGTTTTCATTACCTCTTTGTACTTCACATTTGGTTTGATAGTAATACCGCCACCTTCAATAGTGTCGGCACTCAATAATGCAGCAGAAATGTATTTCCCTGCAAATTCACCAGCATATGTGGTAGTAATTGAAGTGGTTGTAGCCATTTTTTCTTCTTTATTTAATTTATGATAATTTACTTAAAACACGAGCCAAAGCATCTTGTCTGCCTTTATTAGCAAACTTGTGCATCTCTGGCGTTTTCTCTACTGGGGCAGCAGCGACTTTCTTAGCAGCAGGAGCCTCATCAGCTGCCATCTCTACCTTTTCCTCAACTACTTCCTCAGTAACTTCCTCAGCAGCCATTTCCTCCTGTGGCATCATACCTGCTATCATTTCCTTTAACTCATCAATAGCAGCACCAAATTCCTCTTTGGTTACATACGCCATCTCCTCAGCTTGCTCTACCTCTACCTCTGGGGCTTCTTCCTCAACCACCTCAGCGGCTTCGTTGATAGCAGCAATTACGCCTTCCTCCTCAATAACCATAACACGGCCATCCTCTAGAGTATGCTCACCTACAGGTGCAGCAACACGCTCCTCATCTTCCCCTACTAGGAATACGCTTTCGCCTGCTACAAACTCCTCAGCCTCTAGCATAGTACCATCAGCAAGGCGCATCATAGCAAACTCAACCTTAACTTCCTCCTGCACCTCAGGGGCAGCATCTTGGCTAGGCGTAAGGGCCATCTCAATTTTCTTGAACACTTCTTGTAAATTCATTTGTTTTGAACTTTTCTAATTAAACAACTATTTATAAACAATTTGGGTCATTTTCACAATTCCCCTAACTCTTTCAATTTACTCTCGGCCCAGCGTTTAGCGCTTAGGCCGCCCCATAGCATATAGCTTATGTATCCACAAGATGTGGTATCCCCATCATCATAGTACTCCTGTGCTCTACTCAGGTAACTATGCATCCTTTTTATCGTTGCAATTGACAGCGGTTCCTTCTGTGCTAATTGCTGTGCCCTAACCTTACCCACTTGAGTAGCACACTTGTTGCCCTGCTTCTCGTTAAGGGCAATGCCCTTCTTTGCATTGTTAGAAACTGAATCAGGGTAGTCTCTGTATGATTCAAGTTCAAGCTTCTTACCAGAAGCATAGCGTTTGTCATTCTTAATACTGGCTTTGGTTATTCCCAATAGATAAAGCGCCAAGAGGTGTTCTCCTTCCTCTCGTTCAATTGCTGATAACTCAGTGTTAATGCTTGAGGCATCAATTGACTCTCTTTGCATAAACCAGCCTTCAATGCTGAAGCCTTTGACTTTACCTTCTTTGACATACTCCTCCCAAACATCATCGTTATTAACCTTCATACTTACCATCCAAGTACCTACTGGGTACTCTAGGCCGTATGCTGCTGACTTATCCTTTTGGCTGTCCTCAATTATCCAGCTCTCCACTAATGTAAGTCCAGTAAGCTTTGCTTGGTGCTCTAAGGTGGCGTTACCTTGCTTGCCATTTGTCAGGTACAACTCAGCTGCACGCTGGATAGTTTCTTTGGTAAAGAATACATAGTATTCCTCCTCACCATCCCTGCGGTAAATTGGCTTTTCAGGTATCATAGCAGCGCCCATTAAAATGCGCTTCTCATTATCCACCTCTTTAAACTCAAACTTATAGTCCTTGCTTAATGTAATGAAGTCCTCCTCTATAGCAGGGTGCTCAACAATGCTTATAGCATCTACACCATGCAATAGCTTTTCCTCATCTAATACTAACTCAAAAAACTTCATATTATCCTATTGTTGCTGTTTCTCTAATCTTTCTATCCATCTGTGCTGCGCTCTGTACCTCTTGGCTTACAACATATGCCTTAACAGGCGTTCTTGCGATGCTTTCAGCTATCTGGTTGCCTAAGTTAGCACCATTGCTGTCAAAGCCAATTCTAGGCGTTGTAGGCGTTGGTAAGCTTACTGCTGGTGCGCCACTAGAAGCACCTACATTACGGCCTCCTATATTAGCCCCACCTGTTGCAGTGTTTGGTACCTCTGTTGCGTAAATAGCACGCACACTAGCTAAACCTGTTGCTATTACACCTGCTGCTGCAATTGGCCCTACTATACCACCTTGTGCTAGTGCTTTTGTAGCACCTGTGTAGGTGTTTATAATTGCCTCTGCTGCGCTGAGGGCCTTGCCTGCTTGTGTTTGCTCACCTGCTAGCTTACCTAATGAGCCTAGTGTGCCTGCAACTGCTGAGGCAGTAGCTAACTGGACTGCTAGCTTTGCATCCTCTTTGTCCTTAGTAGCCTTAACCTCTGCATCATTGTACTTATTGTTAACCTTAGCTATCTCCTCGTTTTTAAGGCGTATTAACTCCACCTCATCAAAACCATACTGCTCCGCATTAGCTATAAGCTCGCTGTACTTATCCTCAACAGCATTTAACTCATTTACCTGAGCGCTATTCTGCGCCTCCAGTATTTTATCATATTGTGCAGATAGCGTTTCCTGATACTTTATTGCTTCCTGAAGCAGTATCTCATCTCTCTTGGCTATCTCAGCATTTAGCTTTTTCTGGGCCTCAGCATTGGCATCTGTAGCATCTGTATTCTCTGCCGTGCCCTCAGTAAAGGCATTTAACCTAGTCTGTAAACTACGCAGCCTTCTATTACGCTCACCCTCTAGGCGTATAACCTCAGCCTCTGCCTCTGCTTGGGCAGCTATATCATCCCTTGAGGATTCACCTAGTGCTACACGCTCCCTAATTATCCTTGCACGCTCCTTTGCAATAGCTATCTCATCATCTGCTATTTCATTCTGTAGCTTTGCTGCCTTGCGTAAAGCATCGGCACGCTGTTCATTAGTCTTATTCTCATCCTCAGCTACTAAGCGTAATTCCTCAATACTAGACCTGCGTTGTGCGTTTACTTTAATAAGTGCAATTTGCCTATCCTCTAAAGCCTGCTGTGCCTTCTCTAAATCAATTGCTGCCTGAGCCTCATTCTTCATCTCATCAACAATACCACTAAAGCTTCCCTTAAGTATATCTAGGCCCTCGCTAAAATCACCACTAAGTATCTTAAACAAGCCCTCTCCAAAGGTTGATATTCTATCTACCAGAACATCTACAACAGCACCAATGCCTTTAAAGGCTTGGCTCAATTTATCTGCACCCCTTTGGGTTTTTGTAAAGTAAGAGGTGAGCGCTGTAATAGCTATAAGTAGTAAGCCAATACCAGTGGCTGCTACAGCAACCTTTAAAGACTTCATAGCAGCAATACCCTGCTTTATGCCTTTTACGCCATTCTTAAAGCCTGATACCATGCCGCCTGTCATCTTATCAATGCGGCCTGCAACACCATCAATAGAGCCTTCAAGATTGTCTACATTCTTTTCAGCCTCTTTGGTGTTTACATTTATTTTTATTTCTTTTTTAACTGCCATAGTATCTGCTCCTTTGCCTCTTTCCAGTTGGTAATCACCTTATACTCGCCTTTTGCTATCCTTACCTCTGGTGAGGTTCCCTCTGCCTTAGGCAGTGTGTTAATTATAAAACCCAAGTCCATCACACATCGTTTAAAAGCTCAAGTGTTGCCTCCTTAGTAGTAAGGTTGACTTTAACTTGATTGATAACATACCTACGCCCTGCAATATCTAGCTTATCATTCATGCGTAGTGCTGCTAGCACTTTTGCTGGGAACCTTGCTTTAAGGTTGTATACCCTACGGCTAGTTGAGTACAAATCTGTGATATAATCTTGCCAGAATTCATTGTATAAGGTCTGCACGAAACTTTGTTCGTGGAATGGGTCAACTTCAAGTCCATAGGTTAGCATCTGTGTTACTGCATCGGGTGTCCGTGCATTTATATTGGCACATAGATACACCTGATTGCTAGGTGTAGTGGTTCTGCCTGTCTCATCTACAAAGCCAATAGGGTAGGCACTTATATTTAGCGTTGTAGCTGCGTAAAATATAACTGGGGCACCTATGTAAGGTTTGCCCTCTGTATCTATGCTTTTACCTACTAGAAAATTAACAATACCATTGCTAGGGTCATCTAGCTTCTGGTAGCGCATTATCTCAAATGTTGCTGCGCTGCTTAACTCACCCCCATCAAAAGTAAAATCAGCACGCAAATCACCATAACCTACACCACCATTAGCAAGCCTATGATTACGCATCTCGTAAGTATCACTTTCTTGATAGTTAAATGATATGCGCCTGTATAACTCAGGCTTACTTACTTTAATAGTATTGGTATCCGTATACTGCGTAATATCATAATTGGTGCCTAAGGCATACCAATCATCAAGCGGCTCAACAATAAACTTAGTAAGGCTTGTAGGCTCAATTACTAGGTTAAACATCTTTACAAGTCCAGTAATAAAATCATACACCTTCTGCTCAGGCATTTGGTCAGCAACTATTACATCTGTAGTAAAAGATTGAGATGTGGTGGTGGATGCCGTGAATACATCTAGTGCTGCTGCTGAGGGTCTACCTGATATATTGCTAGCCGTAATAGTTATGGTCTCTCCACCCCAATCTATAGGCGGTGAAAACCGCATTTGTATCTTATCGCCACCTTTGAGCCATGCGTTTAGATAGACCTCTTGGTTTGTAACACTTCCTGAATGCTGGCGGCTCATTATATACTCGCCATTGATGTACCAATGCACTTGATAGTCATTTGTGGATGTAATGCTATACTTCCATATCAGTGATGTTATTAGGTTGTTATTAGTATACAAATCTGTGCTAGCATCAAACAACCCTGTCGCTGAGGTAAAGTCTATCTTCTGGGCTGTAAAACCATTCTGCTGCCCTTTAAACATATACCCCTCTCTGCGGTGGCACCACATAAATAAGTCAGTAAACTTGCTGCTGCTAAAAAAGGTGCTTGTAAATGTGATGTTATACTTAGCCTCAATAGCATCTATAATGCGTGCTAGCTTAATTGCAGGCTTTAACTCATAGTAGTTAAGCCCGTGTGTGTCGTTGCTAGTGTGGTAGGCTATATCATTGTCATCGTGTGCTGCAGAGGCACTATCATAGAACCAATCGGAAACAGGTGAGATAAGGGGATATATAATGTTACCAGAATTAAGGGGCGATGTACCTTCCATTGCACCTCTAATTACACCTGCCTCATAGGAGTGGTCATATGCTGATAAATCAAGGCTAGTTAACTCATCCTCCCCAAACAAGTCCTTAAGGTTTACACCTGCGCTAAAAAACACTACCTCATAGCTGCTGGCTTTACCCTGCTCTAAGTTTACACCTAGCATCTCTATGGTGCCCTCTCTAAACAACTCCTTATCTACAAACAAGGTAGCATCTTGCCTTAGGCTGGCTTGAAAGCCGCCACTAACATCAGCGTTGTAATAATGCTTAAAGGCTGCATTGTTAGCAGCACTTGCAGGTACACTAAAGTTTTGTGTGAAATCAACAAACAGCTTACTAATATCCTTAATGTTCTGGATGTTAAGCGTAATGTTAATGTCCTCATCTTTGTAGGTATCTAGCCTACTGGAGCCAATGTATATCTCTATCATAACATTGCGTTCTCAGGTGTTGCGAACTCAACCTCTAGCGTGTAGTTAATCGTTTTGTCGTTGATGTGCTTTTGCAGTGTCAATGTATCTGTAAGTATATTTACAGCACGCTGGCTTTGTGCTATATCAAATGTGGTACCGCTTATAGAAGTCGTGCGCTCTATTACAGCTAATACATACTCGCTCATCAACAGCTGCTCCATAACCTCGCTATAGCTTTCATTTACAAAGCCTGTATTTAGCGTTAACCTATGCTGTGCTTTATGGTTGTAGCTTCTAACGCCTCGTGCTTGGTTGCCCCATGTGTAACCGCTAGCGCCTGCGGAGCCTATTGTACTGCGGTAAGTATCCTTGCTTACATTTAAGTTAGTTTCACTACGCTTAAAGAAGGTTACATTATCCCAAGCACCATAGCGGTTAACAAAGTATAAACTAATCGGCTCATACTTAGCCTCGCAGGTATTGTACACACGCATAGACTCAATGATAGTATCATTTACATCTAGCAGCTGTATATCATAGTAGTTAGTGCGATAAGGCGCTGTGCCGCCATAGCCCTGAGCATTTTTAAAGTTAGTCAGGTTGGCTGGGCCTGCAGGAAACAACATAACTCGCTCCTCTACTTTAGTACCATATACATCAGCCTCTGTTACTTGGTACTCATAAAAAGTGCCGTCATCATTAAGCACCTTTACAGCATCTAAGCCAAAGTTACAGCAGCTAAGTGCCTCAATGGTACCACCATCAGCTAGCACCCTATCACGATAGCCGTAAATAATATCTAAGCCCTCACCATGCAAGCCTAAATAAATAGGCATCATAAACGCATCAACATCTGTAGCATACCTCTCATACTGCTGTAGTATTGGTCGCTGTATGTTTTTGTTAGCACCCTCTGTAAACTTACCATAGCCATAGGTTGCTATAAACACATCTGTGCTGCCTGTATCATGCACAACAAAAGGAGCAGAAAGATACTCAATATCATAATCAACCTGCACCCATAGCTGCGCATCTGGTGCGTTATCTACTATGTTCTCCTGCGATAGCTTGCTTATGCGGTTGTTAAACTCAGCTTCCAATAAAGGCGCTATATCAGCTGTGGGATATACATCTACAAAACCTGACTGCCTGTCAATAGTGTAAATAGGAGTCGCTGGCTTGGCACTTTCCTCACCACCCCAAGCATAGATTTCTAAATTAAAATATCTTATGTCGCTAGGTGATAACCCTGTTCCATCCCAAGTTATTAAAATTGGTGAGCGTGCGCCCACTAATCCTACTGGACTAATTACTGCCATCTTTGTACTTCTTGTTTAATTCATCTATTGAGTATTCCAGAAACTCCTGCACATCTAAGGCGTATGCCTCAGCTATCTCATTAGGCAACCTGCGGTAACCTAAATTGAATGGCTTGCTGTAAAAGTAGCTAGGCTCAATGCCGTTTCTACCAATACCACCTACTATGGCCCAAGCCGTTTGCTCGTAAGTCTGGAACTTACCCCTGTTATCTCTAAATTGTATTCGCCTGTTTTGTACCCACTCCCTTATAGGGGAGAAGGGTGGGTTTTTACCTGCCTTACGGCCCTTATCTACCCACTCACCATACTCCTCCATCAGGAAGTCAAAGGAGAAGCTATTAGGCATTGCTTTTACATCATACCCTAGCGAGTCGTATAAGCCCTTTGTTACATTCTTTTTTTTGCGTGTTAGGTTCTTTCTGGACTCCTTAACAAGGTACTTTCCAAACTTAGCCAATGCCGCCTCTGTGTTCTGCTTTTGCATTAACAGATATTACTAGGGTTAATGGTCTCTATCTCAAGTGTTACTTTCCAGCCACACACATTAGCCTCCATATCCTCATCAAAAGGCTCTGCTACAGGGTCATTAGTCAACCTAAAGTAAGCATCATAATCTGCACCCCTACGGAAGGTAGCTAGGAACTCACTTATAGTAGCTAGTGTCCTGTGGTAGATATCCTGCTTCATCATATTGCCCTCAAATAAATCCTTAGGCCCCTTGCTGTAATCCACTACATCCATTACCAATAAGTCAAACTCATAGGTAATAGTGCGCTCCTCTAAGGTCGCATTACCTGTAATAAAATGGGCCATAGGATACATATCCTGCTTCCTGAAATCTACATCAAAGATGTTGCCCCAGCTTACCTGATTTATTTGGTCGCTGGCATTTGCTGCATTATGCAGCGCTTCTGTAATTTGATAATATCCCTTCTTCATATAATTAAAAAACCCTATTGCATAAAATTAAGATAAAAAAAGGAGGGCCACCACAGCCCTCCTAACCAAACCAGTGTAGTAACCACACTACACACCCAATATATGCTCGTATTCCTCATCACAAGTACAACTAGCCTCCTCGCACTCGTGGCAGCAGTTGCACACCCAACTATCATCGCAATACTCAAAACAAATGCCGCACTGCTGTGCTTGGTCATTCTGGTAATCCATTAACTCTCTATCTAGGTAATCCATTATACTGCTACACTTTTAATGTTATCAACTACATAATCATATAAGGCTACCCAAGCAAGTTGCGTAATGTTATCAATGCGGCCCAGTTCGTTATCCTCCCAGTCCCAGTAGCGCAATGCGCCTATTATATCTAAGCAGTCTGTGTAGTACATAACTGCGTTATCTATCTCGTGGTGTATGTACTCCCACTTATCGCTAGGCTTATCTGCTTTAAGGTTAGCCTCTAATTCGTTTAAAAAATCTTGTGCTTCAAAATTGCTCATTGCTCTAGTGTTTAATAATTATGCTTGGAAGTTCTTAACATTTTGCAACATCGCAATAGACTGCGCTAAAAAAGTTGCATCTATACTGGCTGCCATCTGCTCCTCTTGGTTCATCCAATCGCCATTGCTATCGCACTTTGAGTTTGCCATTGCTAACTCTAACATTTCAATAATCTCTTGCTTTTTCATTGCTCTTTAGTTTTAGTTGGGAGGGTTGCCCCTCCCTTTATTGGTTTTTAAAATACTAGGTTTTTGTAGTGGCTTAGTTCTGTAATTACGCTACGCACTAGGTTGTTGTATTCGTAGCCATACGCATCTGTACCTTCTACCCATACATTTCCCTTTTCATCTTGGTAAGCCTCTACCTCTACATCGTAGTAGTTTTCGCTGTAGTCCGCTGTGCCTTGCACACAAAATGTAATGTTGCTCTCTCCAGTTCTGTAGTACTCTAGGCTTAGTCCGTAGTAAGTTGTGGTTGCTTTCATTTGGTTGTTGTTTTAGTGGTTATTGTTTCAACACTCCAAAGGAAAGAAAATTTAGTTATTGACAAAACTTTCTTAATAATTATTTTGATTTTTTTTTGAGATGGCCTTTTCTACCTCAAGTCTATCTATCTCAAACTCTAAGAAAGTAAGGCACTGCCTGAGGGGCAGCGTTGTTATTTCATCAACCTTGAGTAAATCCCCTCCAGCGATTTTATGGATAGCGCTATACCAGCCCCACTTTCTAGAGAAGTTAGTTTGGATGTCAAAGCTTGGTTCCTCATCTCCTGCCCCCTCGCCAAAGATTGTAGGGTAGCTATCTGCAATTTGATTTCTAAACGATAAAAAAAAAGCAGGCAACCTAAGAAAATGTCTGCCCCTAACTCCTGAAATGTTTGTCCTGTGTGCCTATCAGGCTCATAAGCCTCAATGCTATGCCTGCCGTATAGCTGTTTTGTAATAGGCCTATACAATACGCCTAACACCTTTTCAGCATACTTATAGGGTTCCTTTAAGTACTCCTCTAAATCTACATACTCCCCTAAACTTATATCCTCTAGTTTTGGGTGAAAGCCATACTCTGTGCCCCTGTGCTTAAATGTTTTTACAAGTGCTGGTTTCTCATTTAGCACTACAGCCAGTTGGTGCTGTATCTCCTCTAAGTCTATTTTACGCATTGCCTGCTGCTGTGCAGGCGTTAACCCACAGAAGTGGTACACAGCTAACTCATCGCTGTTCTCCTCTGTAGCCATTAGCATAAACTTTTTATACTGCTCCAGTGTAACATCGCTTAGGCTTTCTGGTATTGTAATGCTAACGGATTGTGTATCTCCCATAATTAGGCTTGCTTAGTTTATTCCATACCCCATAACGCAGGGCATCTATTGCGTGGTTGTATTTATCCTCTGGTTTATTAAGTAGGTTGCCATTCTTATCCTCAAGCCACTTATAGTTCTCCATCTCTTTAACTAGGTTGCTGCCATTTACATGCAGCTTGTAGCGTTTAAGCATATCAATACCTGCGTTAACACTATCGGCACCCTTAGCAGTAGGCTTTATGTTAAAACCCATTCTGTGTAACTCCTCAATACTCTTAGGCTCACTACTATCAGCAAATATCTCATCATACCTGCCTATATCAAATTTAGCAAACTTTTGTGATAAATCCTGATTAGTAAGGTTGGTGCTATAAAGCACCTCTTGGAAGTATAAGTTATCGCCCCACTGGTAGCAGGCTACTAATGCACTAGGGTCATTGGTAAAACCAAAATCAAGGCCATAGGATAGGAACTTAGCTTGGGGTGGTAGTTGCTGGTAGGTAGTAAACTGGAATACCTGCGCTCGGTTGGTGCCCCTCTCGCCTAACCCATACACACGCCAGTAATGCTCATCTGTTTGCTTAAGGCGTTCTATCTCCTCTACAATGGTAGCATCTAGGAAGGGGTTATCCCTATATGTGGTTTGGTAAAAGGCGGCATCCTCTCTAGGTATAACTCTATCGTATATCCAATGGAAACTATCTGAAGGGTTGTAATCAAGTATTATCCTGCCGTTGGTACGGAATACTATTTGCTGCCAATCCTCAAAGGTCAACTCATTGGCCTCATTCAGGAATGCTAAGTCCCTTTTACGCCCCCTAATCTTTTGGGGTTGGTCTAAGCTAACAAACTCTACTAGGTTACCATTGAGCACATATTCACTATTGGACTTATTGTGTAAGTCCTCATTATACAACTCGTGCTGCTTAAGTATATCAAAAAAGTCCCTCATAACAGAGGAGCGCACAGCAGGGAATGTCTTGCGTGCTATAGTTATGGTTTGTCCAGTATACTTAGCGCAATAATGGAATATAATCCACAGCAGTATATTGTATGTCTTACCAGAGCGTGTACCGCCCTGTTCAACTACAATCTTTTTATTACTACGCTTAAGGTGGGTGTAAACCTTATTGACTCTAATCTTGGTCATCTACCTCCTCAACCTCAAAGGTCTTTAGCCCCTCATGATGTATCTCTTGGCGCTCTACATAGCCCCTACCCTTACCTTTTGTCTTCAGGTAGAAAATGGTGCTACTAGGGTTGCCACCCTTTATCTGTTTATGTAACTGGCTCTCTGCAAAATCTAAAGCTACATTAGCTAAGTCAGCAACTCCTGCTTTATAAGCCTCATCCTCACGCATCCACCTGTAATGAGTCTCCCTGCTAATACCTACTGCCTTACAGGCGCTGGTAACTATACCTAAGCTTTGCTCAAGTGCATCTAGCATAGCCTTTTTTGTTATGTCATTATTTGCCATTTGTTTTTTCTCTTAACTTGTCTTATATTGTCATCAGTTATGCGGTAGTAGTGTAATAGTAGCACATCTGGCATCCAGCCAGAAGGTGAGGTGCAAATCCATCCTACCGCTCTAAGTAGCCCTCCTCTCTTGGAGGGTTATTTTTTCCCCCTTATACATACCAGCACCCCTAGCATCTATCTCGGTAAATGGTATCTCAGGTTTTGTAAGCACACAGGTTTTATCTATTAAGTAGACATACTTCATTTGGTACCCCTCAAAGGGTTTCCATTTACGGAACTCACTGGACATCTTTAAGTGGTGTGCCTGTATAACATGCATAGCCTCTCCTGTATCAGGGTTTACCCTTAGTGCTGTGTTTTCTGCTATGCCTACAAGTTTAAATCCGCTTGCTCTATATATGGTGCCATCACCGCACTGCGTTCCATCTGCAAAGCTTATTACCCACTTTATGTGGGGTGCGTTCTTTTTTATAAGTCGTATGCTGATAGCTATACAACGGCTCTCGCTATACTTAGGCAGGTAATCATCAAAGGCCATTCTGTTGAGTTCTATAAACTCATTCCAGCCAGTACCCTCTACTAGGTTTATTGTGCCCTTCTTATTTATGCTTGGCCCATAGCTTAACACTCCGTGTAGCTTCCCATCAAGAAAAGCCCCAAAGTGGAGCTTGCTGTTTGGTACTACCTTACCTGAGTAGTGGTGCTTCTTTACAAAGTCATTAGCCACCTTAGGTGGTATCACCTTAACCCTTATTTCTTTTGCTCTGCCCATTGGGATACTATTAAGTAAAGTGCGTTACCATTGCCATTCTCATTACCAAAGGTTTCTACATATTTGTACTCCTCTGTTTTCTTAATGTCATCAATAGCGTTTTTAATAATCACCTGCTGCTCATCTGCCATTGTAAATGTCATCTGCTGGAAGGGGCTTTTATCCCCATCAGGTAAATCAAAGCTTTCATCAAACTCATCAGGGCTTAAATCAAAGCCCCCTATATCTATACCCCAGTCCTGAAGCTGGTCTACATCCCATACATTAGCTAGCAAATCCCAATCCCACTCACCAAAGCTACTATTATCCTTTATAATGAACTCCATCTCCTGCTCAGGTGTAAGGTTATCAGCAAACACCACTGGCACCTCTGTTAGGCCTGCAGCCTCACAAGCCTTAAGCCTCATGTTGCCACCTAGCACTATCATATCCTTATTAACTACAATAGGGCGTAACTCTAACATCTGTGGTAACTCTGTGATGCTCTTTACAAGTTTCTGGAACTTGCTATCCTTAATGACTCTTGGATTGTTTGGGTTTGGGCGTACCTGCCTGATATCTACTCTTTCCATAATTATAAAACCTACTTTTTTTGTTTTAATGCTTCCTCTCTAAATATATCACGAATAATCTTTTGATTCAAACGCCTTTGGCTCCTGTTAGGTGTTGTAGGCGCTTCTGGTAACTCTACAAACTTCCTTAAGAATGCTTGCTCATCTGCTGCTAGTTGCCCTCGCAGGTGTACCTGCGTTAAGATGCCTATTAACATCTCAAGGTTATTTCTGTTTATCAGTATTGTACTGCTTTTACTTTCTTCACTCATGTCTTAGTCTTTTTCTATTCCGTTATCTTCT